TGATCCTCGGCAAGATGAAGGCCGACACGGAAAAGGCCGATGCCGATTCTGCGAGGGCTACCAAGGCTGCTGATGCTGCTGCCGCGCGTGTTGGCAACGACCCGTTCGCCAAGATGACCCGCCGTATCTTTGTGCTGTCGATGGTCGGTCTCGGGGCGTGGGCTATGATGGGCGGTCTGACTGGGTTGGACATCTATGTGCCAGTAGAGCGCACCACCGGGTTTAATTTCCTCGGTTTGTTCGATAACACCAAAACCCAGACCGAATACATCAAGCTGGAAAATGCGCTGGTCCACTTTGAATGGCTGAAAATCTCGATCCTCGCAGCGGGATCATTCTACTTGGGGAAAAGCTGATGCCAGTACACAAAGTGAAAGGCGGTTACAAATGGGGCAAGTCCGGCAAGGTGTACAAAACCAAAGCTGCGGCTGAACGCCAAGGCCGCGCCATCTACGCCAGCGGCTACAAGAAAAAGAAGTGAAGTGGCTGCTGATCGTTATGGCTTTGGCGTCAACTGGCTGCGCTGAAGTGCGCCATCTGACTATGACGAAAGACGAACTTCGCCTCTACGGCAAAATGGAGATCACGCCATGCCTCGATCCGACGGTTGTGTGTATTCATCCCTAGAGGTTGAAGTTGGTCAGCTTTCCGCTGGCGATCAATTCAGGCTGGATGGCCGGTCTTTTGTTGTGAAGATCAACGACGGCCAAAGGTATTTGGTAGTGGATGAAATAGGCCACACCAATACGGTCCACCTCGACAGTGAAACGCTGGTGTGGCCGAAGGACTAACCCTCCTGCATAAACAGAAACAACAGAACAGCCACAACTGCCGCAATAAGCGCAGCACTGGCAACAATGCCATCTGATTTGTTCTGCGGCGTAGCAACAACCTGTTCTTTTGCTGCTCTTCTGCTTTTCTTGGCTTCTTGGATGATCTTTTTGCCGACTTTTGAATTTCGGCGTACCCCGTGAGGAAGCTGCGGAGTATTGAAGGTTTCGCGGATAGACCATCCTCGATAAAGGCGGTTGTATGCCGTCTTTTCAGAAATCCCAGCTTCTTTTGCCATCTTGGCAACGTTGAACGCATATCGTTTTGATGTCATTTGAGAACTCCTGTTCCTGCGGTTTCATAAAGGGCGTATGCGATCAGAAACCACATCGCTACGCCAGAAAACAGTGTTAAGTAAAACGTTAATCTCTCCATGACGGTAACTCCTTGCGTCTTTCTGCGTCTGCATCGCTAAACTCGCCGGGGTTCCATTTGCCCCACGGGGATTTCTTTGCAGCCAAACTGCCAGCTTGAGAACGCGTCATAATGGGTGTTTTAAGTATCTTTTCCATCGACCATTTGCGGTTGTAGAGGCGGTCTGCAATTTGCTTGGCAGTCAGATTGTGGATGTTTTGTTCTGGGTCCTCGGAAATCTCAATAATCCATTTTGGTATTTTTAGGTTGTAACTCACTGCATTCCCTCCAGTTTCTGCTTGCCTTCCTCAAGGCAACGCAGGATTTCGTTTTTGTTCATGCCATGCGTTTCAATCAAGATGTACTGTGCGTCCTGCGCCAGTAGGTCAATTTCATGGCAGTCCGGCTTATCGGTGCTTCTCGACAAGTCCATGATCTTCATGGCCATCTGCTGGGCCTTCATCAACACATCAAAAGGGTGGTGGTTCATCTCCGCTGGTCTCCGCTAGTGCGTCCCTAATTAGGTTCTTCTGATCCGATGCCAAGAAACCCCAAACAGCTTCTTGATCGTCCTGCTTCATCTCAATCCATGTCTCCCGAATCCCCTCCTTGTCTTCGTCCTCGCATAAGTAGATCAGGTCGAACAGCCATACCTGACGCCGTTTCTTTGGCGAACGGTTTATTGTGGAGAGAAATCTCTCCCCGAAGAAACCGGATTGTGTATTCGATATGTCCAAGTTCTTCCTCCCAAATCTTGCGCTTTGTATGCGCTGCGTTGCGCTCTACAAGCGCCCTACGGCGTTTTGCATTGGTTAGTGCTTCAGATACAAGTCTCATGGTAAAAGCCCGTTTTGACCGTTGGTGGGCCAAGCCAACTCGCAAGGATGGTCAGAGGGAATCGGCTACAAGCACTCGCTGTCCTCGCCCAGAGCGGCCGATACGACGCTCCCCGGAATCTTTCACCAATCCTTTGCGGATCAGCGCAGATGGGCGGGCAGTGATGCTTGAATACGGCATGCTTTCCCCAAACATCGCAATCATTTCGTCCGCTGTCATACCGCGAGACCCTGCCGCTTTGATGGCTTCATACACCATGCGCTCAAGGTTTGTGGTATCGACAACTTCTGAGGCAGACACGCTGGTGTCAACAGCGCCTCTTCTGCGAAGTTTGTAGGCGGGCGTCCCGAAATCAGAATGTGATTTCATCAGACCACTCGTCGGCCACAGGCGCATCGTTCTGCATGGCCTTGTAGTCCTTTGACGCCATAATGGTGTTGCGCATCCATTCCGGCAGTGCAGCAAATGCGGCTTCATCGAAGCCCTGATCGCCCAGTTCAAACAGCACGGTGTCGTTGATCTGCTCTGGGGACGGCATACCTTTCGGCAGGGCTGCAACGCTCTTGACGTTGGCATACGTCTTTTCGCCTTTGGTGTTGTGGACCACATTCACCATGCAGGCTTTGCCAAGGATGTTCTTCAAATCAAAACCAGCCAGTTCTTCATCGGTGAACGGGCGACCACGCCATGATTCAAGATCACGACGCAGGATGGCTTTCTCGTTGAATGAAGCCGTGTAGCGGGATGACACCACGAACGGGCGGCCATCTTCCATCAATTCATTGGACAGTTCCCAGCCAATTTGAATTTTGTGCTGCCAAGTGTCGTACTTTTCGTTGTACTGCTGGCCGAGGTCGATCATCTGGTAGCACACAGCTACATGATTGCCGGCTGGGGTTGGCTGGTAGTCGCCAGAAGCTTTACCAGTTGCTTGTACGGTCAAAGACATAATTACCTTCCTTTTGCTTAAAATGGGCATGCGTCTGCGTTTCCATATTTTTCTACAGGGCAGGGTGCAGACTGTTTCCCTACCTGTAATGCTTCAAGTTCTTCTTCAAGACGGTCCAGAATCATACGGGCATCACGCAGCAGTAGCGTGATTCGTACTTCTGGAAGCTTCATCAATTCGTCGTAATCGTTGTTCATCAGACCACCTCTTTATTTCAGTCACACAATCGGCATATTCCTGCCATTCACTTATCGTTATTTCGTCCCACTGAACGGCGTATTCGTGCCGTTCTTGGCTATAAATTACGACCGGATAGTGCATCATCTGCAATCTCCTTTGCTCGCCACCACGGGCGTCCCAGCAGCCATTCACTGACGGCAATGAAGTAGAACTTAAACATCTGCGCCACCTGCAAAGTCGTTGAGTTCGTCGATACAGCCCAGCCATACGCTGCGGCCTACGCTGTCGTGGTTTTTCTCGAAGATGCTGAGAGCGAGATACGGGATGTCTTCGACTTTGATGCTGTCGCGGATCATGTCGTACACCTGCTTGGTGATACTGATGTTCCACTTCGGATGATCCGGAGTCATGCCGGCTTCATCTTCAAGTGCTTCGTACAGTGCGTCTTGTGCTGCATTCATTGGGTACATGTCATTTCTCCTTGCGATTGAGAGATTGCAATTCTAGTCAGGTGGAATCAGTTGTCAACTTCTGTAGAAACATGTTCTTCAAGTTCACGCCAGTTGATCTCATTGATTCCCAGCATGTCGATCAGGACATTGTTGGCGACTACGCCACCTTCCATCAGGCGCTCCACAGCAGAATCCAGTTCTTCCCGGATGTAGTCCAAATCTTCTAGGGTCTCTGGGCTGTACCAGAGGTTGATGAGCCAAGTTTCGCGGTTGGTCCAGCCGTTGTATGTGTTGTTCATTTGAGTCTCCTGCGGCCCCCGAAGGGGCCGGGTTGGTTAAGCTGGGATTTCTACGATGGTGATTTTTTTGTCTCCGGTGTAACGCCTAAGAGCGGCGGCTGCCTTGCGAGCCAGTTCTGCGCTTCCGGCCCATGTGCCATCGGTCTTTTTGGTTGACCCTTCGACCAAAACCACATGGGTATAAGTGCGCTTGGTGTTGCGGGTGTAGATGTGGCCTTCGTGTTCTACGCTGTATTTGTTCATGTCGTTTCTCCTTGCGAGGGAGGGGCAACACCGCGTCACCCCATGCCCTGCATTCTACTCTGGTAGAACAGGATGTCAACCCCTGTAGAAGTAATTCCAAATTTTTTTTTCAATCCAGAATTACTCTGCAAAAAAGTCGCCTACCAAATTGTTTTACAACTTAGGTTGAAAGCGACAGTCCTTGTCGCTAGACTCGCCCGCCATGAACAAGCGCGAACTAATTCAGAACTTCGGGTCCGTACAGGAAGTGGCTACGCTGGTGGGCGTATCCATCAAGGCGGTGTACAAGTGGCCAGACCAGTTGCCGCCTCGCATTTCCGACCGGGTAATCGGCGCTGCATGGCGTCAAAACAAGGTTCGGAAGCTGCCACCCGTGGTACAGTAACGACTCATTTGAGACCTCCTCGGTGTTAGTCACACCAACCATCCTCCAGATGGTGAACCTTATCCCCGCCTAAAAAACGGGGATTTTTTTGGGTTGACAGTTCAACTATGGTTGTGCTGAGATGCGCCTTCCAACAACAACACCGAGGACAAAAAAAATGGAAAACAAGGTCAACTTGCTGCTCGCGCAGTTAAAGAAAGTTCAGCCCAAGGGCAAGGGCCAGTGGATGGCCTGCTGCCCTGCACACGAAGACAAATCACCGTCACTGGCGATCAAGGAAAACCACGATGGACGTATTCTTGTTAAGTGTTTCGCTGGCTGTGGTGCTGCTGATGTTGTACATGCTGTTGGGCTGACGCTGGGGGATCTGTTCCCGGACGGCAACAACCACGAAATGCGCCCGTTTGCCTTTGCGCAGGTAGAACGCCGCAAGGCCCAGCAGGAGGCCGACAGGCTGCAAAAAGAACGTCTGATACTGGCGATTGCTGACTCCGACCGTAAGGCCGGAAAGAAGCTTTCCCAGAAGGATCTGGAGCGAGAACTGGCCGCATTCAAAGCGTTGAAAGCAGCCGGCATTGATGTATAGTGACCTCACGCGCTGTGGCAGGCGCAAAGAGGTTGAGGGACAGTCTTCATTGGGCTGGTCTTCTCGACCGTTTCTAACCCGTTCAGGGTGCTTCGACCTCCGGAACTGCCACCGGGGAGACCAGCACCAATGGAGATTGTTGTGTTTATAGATACTGGAATTAGAACTACATTTTCGATAAATGAAGATGGAAATCTGGTAATAAATCAAGGATATGATGAAGAGTGGTCAATCGAATTGACCGTCTGGCATCTCGATATTTTGGAAAATTACCTCCCGGAAGTAAGGAAGCAAATGCTTCGCAAAAACGGGGGTGAAGAATGATCCGCGTCAAAAACTGGAGCAAATACCAGTCGTACAAAGACCGCAGACCGCCTTGGATTAGGTTTCACAGAACCATTCTTGACGACTTCACATTTCAATCTATGTCGGCTGAAGCAAGGGCGTTTTTGCCTATGCTGTGGCTGCTTGCATGCGAGCATGAAGACCCCGTATCTGGTCTGATACCGTACAGTTACGAAGAAATAGAATTTCGGTTACGGATGCGTAACGGAACTGTTACGAAACTGGTACAGGAGTTGCAAACTGCTGATTTTATTACATGTATTGAGTCCGTAACGAAACCGTTACAGAACCGTAACGAAACCGTACCCCCAGAGACAGAGACAGAGACAGAGACAGAGAGAAAGGGTCGCTTCGCTCCGCCCTCCATTTCGGAGGTTTCTGAGTACATCAAGGAAAAGGGTTATTCAATCGACCCACAGCAGTTTGTGGATTTCTACGCTGCGAAGGGTTGGATGGTTGGCTCCAACAAAATGAAGGATTGGAAGGCCAGTGTCAGAACGTGGGTCAACCGTGATAGAACTACACAAAAACAAAACACGACTACCGAGGTTTGGAAAAACGCAATATGAACATCATCCACGACATCGACCTTCGCCGCTTCATGGCGAGGCAGGAATCCCAGTCCATCCGTCCAGCAAAGGACTTCTTCGACGGGGCAATGGAACGTCTCCAGCAGGGCAACGCTGTCTTTGGCGATCAACTGCCTTGGAGCAAGACCGCTGCGCACTTCCGCTTCCGCCCAAAGGAACTGACCATTTGGGCTGGCGTCAACGGTAACGGGAAATCCCTCGTCATGGGCCAAGCCGCCCTGTGGCTTTCCGCAGCGAAGAAGAAAGTTCTCATCGCCTCGATGGAAATGCCGGGTGAAGCCACCGTGGCCAGAATGCTCCGTCAGGGCTGTGGCGCTCCGTTGCCACCGAGAGACTGCGCTGAAGCACTGATGCGCTACACCGACGACCGCATCTGGATCTACGACCAGCTTGGCTCCGTGAAGCCCGACCAGATTTTGGCGATGATCCACTGGGCTGCTGAAGAATTAGGCATCGACCATGTGATGATCGACTCGCTGGTGAAGTGCGGCGTGACCAACGACAACGAACCGCAGAAGCAGTTTGTGGACGCACTGGCTTGGGCTGCCAAGGAACACAACATCCACATTCACCTCGTCCACCACATCCGCAAGGCTGCGGACGAACGGATCATCCCGGACAAGTTTTCGGTCAAGGGCGCTGGTGAGATCGTGGACCTTGCCGACAACCTGCTCATCATCGCGAGGAATCAGGCCAAGGAAGCCAAGATCCGGGCTTTGCAGGAAGTGGACGTGTCTGAGCCTGATGGATTCATCCGGGTTGCGAAACAGCGTCACGGCGAATGGGAAGGGCTGTTCAACTTCTGGTTCGACGCTCGCAGCCACCAGTGGATTCCAGAGCATGGGAAGCCGGCGATGCCTTTCCCGCCTCCGGATGAAAACGGCAGGATGCCTAGCCTGTACGGCGAGGTGGCGATATGAGCCGCGAATCCAACCGTACCCGCTGGCCCGAACTGGCCAAAGCTGTGGATCAAATGAAAGCCGTATTTGGCGAAGTACAGGTTCTCAGCATTTACGAATCCGGCAAGCTGGTAGCCGGGAAGCATTACCAGCGAAACCTAATCGTCCCGACAGAGGACTGGCTACCGAGGAAAAAGAAATGAATCCACAACCACGCAGCGCAGAAGAACTTATCCACATCATGCGGATGAAGGCAAAGGACTTCGCCCGCGCAAAAGCGGATCGAGTGCGTTTGGAGCATTACCGCAAGTCCAAACAGGCCATGCTGATGAAAGAAGCAGAACGGGCTGGCTACAACACTGCCGCCGCTCAGGAGCGTGAGGCGCTGGCAGACCCTGCCTACGCAGAACTGCTCGAAGGGCTATCCGCAGCGACCTACGACGAAGAAGTGAACCGTTGGGAACTGGAAGCCGCCAGATTCGCGCTCGAAGTGTGGCGTACACGCCGTGCAGATGAGCGAGCAGAGATGAAGCTAACCTAAACATGCGCTCAGACGGCGCGTAGAGGGCCTAGAACATGAGATCTCTTCAAAAAGGTACGGATGTACCGCCCATGTCAGAAAAAGAGCGTAGAGAGCGTTTTGAGGCGCTTTCTGAACTAGGCTGTGCTATCTGCGGAATGCCACCTCAGATTCACCACCTCATCGGAACCAAATGGAGGGGCATGGGCCAGAAGGCTGACGACCGGAACACGATCCCGTTGTGCATGAAGCACCACACCGGATCGCACGGCATCCATCACATGGGCATGCGCAAGTGGGAGTACAGGTTTGGAACTCAGGAAGAGTTGCTGTTACAAACGGATTATAAAATCGAAATGTTAAAACAAATCCATAAAAATGGGTATGTAGATCCAACCGTACTTGAGCAAGAGTTCGAGCAAAAACAATAACTTACTTGACATAGACATCTCCTTTTAGTATAATATTTAGGTGAAATCGACTAATGCCAAAAATAAATTCGCGGGCCAAAGGAAAGGCAGGTGAACTCGAAGTTGTCCACATCCTGCGTGAAGAGTTGGGGCTTGAAGCAACCCGGAACCTTGACCAGTGGAGAGATGGCGGGTCTGACATTCTTGGCCTCGATGGCTGGGCAATCGAAGTTAAGCGCGCTAAGACACCCAAGCTTTCCGAATGGTGGGGCCAAAGTGTCCGTCAGGCTGGAACTACAAAATTCCCCGCACTCTGGTATAGACTTGACCGCAAATATTGGCGGGTTGTAATTCCGCTGCACTCCATCACCCGTGATTTCGGACTCAATCTGGATCTGGAATGGACTGTGGAAATGACACCTGAAGCGTTTTGCGCCATCGCGCGTGAACACATAGCGGAGAAAGAACATGGAGCAGCCGACACCGAACCCGGTAGGCCGACCCAGCAAGTACACTGAAGAACTGCTCAAAAAAGCAGCAGGGTATGTCGCTTACGCCTACGCAGAAGACAAGCTTCCTAGCCTTGAGGGGCTGGCTTTGTATATCGGAGTAAGACGGTCAACTATTTACGAATGGCAAAAAGATCCAGCTAAACAGGATTTTTCAGACATTGTAGACAACATTCTTGCGCATCAAGCTGAAACCCTCATCAACAAAGGGCTGAAGGGCGAGTACAACTCCTCAATCACCAAGGTAATCCTGACGAAGCACAACTACAGCGATAAGCAGGAAGTGGATCTGTCCAGCAGCGACGGAACCATGCGTCCTACAGTCATTGAATTGGTGGCTCCGTAATGGGTAAGGGAAGCAAGCCGCGTCCTATTCAGGACAGAAAACAGTTTGAGGACAACTGGGACAAGATCTTCGGAAAGAAGAAGCAGGATGAGCCAAAGAACAAACATAGTTAGTGTCAGCGGCGGTAAAGACTCAACTGCTCTCTTGCTGCTTGCCATCGAGCAAAAAACTCCAAACTTGCGGGCTGTTTTTGCCGATACAGGCAACGAACACCAGATGACCTACGACTATGTGCAGTATTTGAGCGAGGAAGTCTGGCCGATTGAGGTGTACAAGGCTGACTTCAGCAGGCAGATCGCCAAGAAGGCCGAGTTTGTGGCGACCAAATGGCGTGAAGAAGGGATGCCAGAGGAGAAGGTACAGCGAGCCATTGCTGCCTTGAAGCCTACTGGCAACCCATTCCTTGACCTGTGCATCTGGAAAGGCAGATTTCCCAGCACCAAAGCCCGGTTCTGTTCTGAAGAACTCAAGCGCAACCCAATCATCGATCAGGTGTACGAGCCAATCCTAGAGGAAGGCGGCGAGGTGTACTCATGGCAGGGAGTCCGCAGGGATGAATCGATCAACCGAGCCAAGCTAGACGAACTCGAAGAAGTGGGTGGTGGTTTGTGGAATTACCGCCCGATTCTGGATTGGACTGCCGACGACTGCTTTGCCATGCACCGCAAGCATGGGGTCAAACACAATCCGCTGTACGAATTGGGCATGGGTCGAGTGGGCTGTATGCCCTGCGTGAACTGCCGAAAAGATGAGCTTCTTCAGATCAGCAAACGATTCCCTGAAGAAATTGACCGGATTGAGTCTTGGGAATTACAGGTGAAGGAGTCTGCAAAACAGGACAACGCTACTTTTTTCCATGACATCGATGGCAATGGGATTCGCAGCAAAGTGGAGTGGAGCCAGACTCGCAGAGGCGGTAGAGAGATTGATATGTTCCGCAAAGAAGAGGAACCTGCCCTGTGTAGCAGCATTTATGGGCTTTGCGAATGAAGGCAAAGCTCCAAATCCCGCCTAAACTGATTCCGGTCTTCAACGCTAAAGACGTTCGCTATCGTGGAGCCTACGGCGGACGTGGTAGCGCAAAGACCAGAACATTCGCTCTGATGACTGCGGTTCAGGGCTACCGCATCGGGATGAGCGGCAACTCCGGGCAAATCCTGTGCGGACGTGAGTTTATGAACTCGCTGGATGATTCATCGCTGGAAGAAGTCAAATCCGCAATTCGTTCAGTGCCGTGGCTAGAGGACTACTACGAGCTGGGCGAAAAGTACATCCGCAGCAAAGACGGTCGAATCAACTATGTCTTTGCAGGCTTACGCAGATCGCTAGACGCCCTGAAGTCGAAGGCAAAGTTAGTCTTGGCGTGGATTGACGAAGCTGAAACCGTGTCCGAAACGGCATGGAGAAAGCTCATCCCTACGGTTCGTGAGCATGACTCCGAGATCTGGGTGACCTGGAACCCTGAGTCCAAAGAATCCGCCACGCACAAACGCTTCCGCCAAGACCCGCCAAGCAATTCCGCAATTGTGGAGATGAACTGGCAGGACAATCCGTGGTTTCCGTCTGTGTTGGAACAGGAGCGGCTAGAAGACAAAGCGAAACGCCCGGACATTTACGATCACGTCTGGGAAGGCGACTTCCTCGTCCACGCTGAAGGTGCGTACTACAACGTCGAGATGCGTGAGGCGAAGGAGCAGGAACGGATTCGGATCGTCAACTATGAGACTGGCATTCCTGTGGTGACAGCATGGGACTTGGGCGTCGGTGATTCGACAGCCATCTGGTTTGCTCAGTTTCACGGCCCAGAAATCAGAATCATCGACTACTACGAATCCTCCGGCGTTGGCCTAGACCACTACGCCCGCGTCTTGCAGGACAAGGGCTACATCTACGGCGAACACATTTTGCCGCATGACGTAAGGGTGAAGGAACTTGGCACAGGCAAGAGCCGACTGGAGACGCTAGAAAGCCTTGGCATCCGCCCGGTAACGATTGCCCCACAGCTAATGGTGGACGACGGAATTCAAGCCGTAAGATCCATGCTAAAGAACTGTTGGTTTGACGCAGAACGTTGTGATAGGGGCATTGACGCATTACGCCAATACCACCGAGAATACGATGACAATGGAAAAGTATGGCGTAGCCGACCCGCTCACGACTGGGCATCACACGGAGCAGATGCGTTCCGATATTTGGCGGTTGGCTACAGACCCGCCCAAACAAATTGGGGCGAGCCGATACGGAGGAATCTCCGAGGGATAGCGTAATGGCGGAATTGTTCTGGGATAAAATCAAAGGGCTACTTGGGTTTGAGGACCAGAACGAACCTACAAAGCCTTACCAGCCTGAAATCAAGCCAGTAAAGCCAGAAGGCTTTTTCCAAGAATCATTCGCTCGCGCAGGAGAAATGCTGCAAGGGCAACAAATCTCCCGCCCTGCCAGCTTATTTGATGTTGGCTACAACATTGCCAAATCAAACATCCAGTCGATTCCTCGTGGAATCAGCGACGAAGGCATCATCAACAAGGACGCTTATGTTCCAGTCGTTTCTGAGGCTGGATACATCGGCAGAAAGGTTGCAGGCTTACTTGAGCCAACCGGCCAAGCCCTCGAAGATGTTGGGCATGGGGGAGATGTAATTCGTTTTGGCGAACAGACCAGAATTCCGACCGTAACTAAAACAGGCCAAGAACTTGGGTTGCTTGGTATGGACATCGCTACGATGGGCGGAGCAAAACCGGCCAGAACCTTAGCGAAAGACGTTTATCGTGGAACAATGGATTGGCTTGCCGAGCCGCCTCCATCGGAAGCATTCCAGTTTGGTGCAATTCAAGGAGGCCGCCCTGCTGTAGGTGCATTAGGCAAGCCCACAGGCGCTACCGAATACCCTGTAACCCCTGAAGCCAACCAGATCATCGCAGCAGAGCGACAGGCAGCACGAGTTGGCCCTCGCCAGCCTGCTCAACCGCCTGCATTCAGAGACCCTAGATTCAAAGCCCCGGTTGATCCAGAAACTGGCATGTACAGCCCGGTTGAAGAGGCTTTGCTAAACCTGCGCCAAGAAACCATGACCCCGCAGCAGGCTCGCAGCTACCTGATGAATCAGGGCTTGTCTCGTGGCCAACTGGAAGATTCTGGCGTCTGGGATGATCTGCAATGGGCGCAAAACAACAACGAACGAGTCACCAAGACCGGCCTGCTGGATACGCTTAGCACAGATATGCCGCAGCAGGAGATTCAGGTTCGCAAATTTGAGCAAGGCTCACAAGCCGGCGAATATGACTTCAGCAACCCAGAAATAATCGACGATTACGAATACATTCAAGCAAATGCAGAAGATTTGGCGTATGACGCATTTTCCTTGGATTCAACAGGGTCCACTTGGTATCGAGATCAGCGCAGGGAAATTGCTGAAAATTACACTGGCGATCCAGAACTGGTGCAGTCGATATTCGACGAACTGGAAACTGCTGTTGGCGGCAGCGGCCCAGTAAGAATGGAAGACTTGAGCGATGACGCACAAGAAGCTATATCCAAATGGGCGGATCAGGTTGCTACCGAGCAATATTACGAAAATCCGATAGCGCGATATGACATTGACGTAAGTGGTGACGGCGATTACTACACGGTCGTCGGTAACGAAGATTTTGGTTATTCGCTAGAAGATGCTCGTGGCCGTCCGTTTGGCGATCAGGTCTACAGCCTGAATGAGGCAGAAGTCCAGATTCGAGCGCACGCAATGGACGAAGGCTATGGCCTTGGCGAAGGCGGCAGCACTAAATGGTCCGAGTACACAATGGGTGAACTTGATCCAGATGATCTCGAAGATATGAATTACGAGGAAATCTTGATTAAGGCCCCACCTATCCGTGGCGGCAGGGATTACGTCCCTAGCAGAACGCATTGGGATGAAGAAGAAAACGTCGTTTATCACATCCGCAAGACGGACCGTATGGGCGATGGCGGCCAAGACATCCTGTTCATTGAAGAATTGCAGTCAGACTGGCATCAGAAAGGCCGCCAGAAGGGCTACGACAAGCTTACTGCCGATGAACGCAGAGAAAAACGAGCTGAAATTCAGCGCACATTTGGCAGAACTAATGATGAAATTAAGCGTTCCGAGGAAGCGCTTAAAGCTGCTGACGAAAATCCTGAATCCAATCCAAAGCTAAACGCAGTAATCAACGAAATCGCCGGCATGTACGACCCCAGTGGAACTAGAGGCGTATCAAAATGGAAACTTGTTAGCGATGTATTGAATAATATGGCCAGCATTGAAACTCCAAGTATTCAATCTGCTGGCAAATATAAAATTTTGGAGGAAATGGTTAAGGAAAACCCAGAATTATCTGCTTTACGAAAGGCCCGCTTGGACTACAAGGCAGCAATGGACGAAGATTCGGCGCTTAGCGCGATGATCCCGCAAGGATTGTTTGCTGATGATCGCTGGATCTCTCAAGGGTTGAAGCAAATGCTGGTGAAGGCAGCCAAAGAAGGCAAGGACGGCGTTGCTTGGACTCCATCGCACATTCAGGTAGATCAATGGTCGAACAGGTACAGAAAGCTGTACGAAACCCTGTACGATAAAAAGCTACCGGGCATCGCCAAAAAGCTGGAAAAAGAATACGGCGTCAAATTTGAAAAGATTGAGATTGACGGCGAAGAAGTTCCGTATTTGAGGCTGAACAGAAAAGCTAGAGAACGCATCCGCGAAAGGGGCATGGAATTGTCTGCTGTAGCCCCCGGAATACCGGGCGCAGGATTGCTTGCGGATCAACAAGATAACGAGCAAAATCAACCAATGCGCGGACTGCTTGGATAAAATTATGGCAATTACCACATACGCAACACTCCAGACAGCAGTCGCTGATTTCCTTAATCGCGACGACCTGACGAGCGTTATTCCGACCTTTATCCAGTTGGCGGAATCCCAGATGAACCGGGATATTCGCCACTTCAAAATGGAGAAGCGAGCCACAGCATCCTTGGATAGCGAGTATTCAGGCATACCGGGTGATTGGCTAG